AAGAAGCGCCGCAACGCGAAAGAGAAGCCACAGGCAAAAGGCTTCGGCCAGCAAAGATACGGAGATAACTATGCAGGGTATTTAGTTGATCGAGGACGGCGCCGACGATGCCGCGCAGGCCGAGGTCGACCGCCAGGTGATGGCCGAGCAAGTGGCGAGCCGCCTGCAAGGCATTGCCGATCAGCGCGTGCGGGATCGCATCAACATTGAAAACGAGTGGGTTGAGGACGAGCGCCAGTTTCAGGGTGAGTATGACCCGGATGTGCTGAAGCAAATTGCCCCCGGAAAGAGCAAGGCTTTTTACAACGGCACGCGCCAGCTGTGCGAGTTTGCCGCAGCCAGGCTGGCGGAAATGTGCTTGCCAACGACGACTGGCCGCAATTTCGCGATCCGGCCGACGCCATTACCTGATTTGCCGCCTGAGTTGGCCGGTGCGAGCGAGCGCATCAAAGCGATTGCCGATGCGCGTGCTGCCGCGATGCAGAAGGTGCTGGATGACCAGCTGGCCGAATGCGATTACAACGGCGAGGCGCGCAAGGCGATTCACCAGGCTGTGGTGATTGGCACTGGCGTACTCAAAGGCCCGGTGGTGCGCAGCAAGACCTTGCGCCGCTATCAGCGCCGTGAGCTACCGATGGGGGTTGGCGTGGAATATGTAGCCACCATCGAGCAAAAGCCAACAGCCGCGCTGGAATGGGTTTCGGTTTGGGATTTCTTCCCTGATCTGGCTGCCGCGCGCATCGAGGACTGCGAAAACTTCTTGCAGCGCCACTGGCTAACCCGCAAGCAATTGCGCAATCTGGTTTCGCTGCCGGGCTTTAATGTGGATGCCATCCGCGAGCTGGCCACCAACAAGCCGGGGTTTCGCGAAGGCAACTATCAAACGCAGATGAGCCGCAATGCGACCGAGCAAACCGATTCGCGCTATCAGGTGTGGGAGTTCAACGGCTCGCTGCCTTATGAGGATTTCCGGGCGATTGCTTCGGACTTGGGCGCGACGGATGACCCGCTCGCTGATGTGCGCGTCACGGTCTGGTTCTGTGACGGCAAGGTGCTCAAGGCTGTGCCACAAGCCAGCAATGATGATACGCCGCTCTACTCGGTGTTTCAGTGGGCGGATGATTCGCACAACATCTTCGGCAAAGGCCTGCCGCGCCTGATCCGCAACAGCCAGCGCATCGCCAATTCCACGCTGCGCATGCTGCTGGACAATGCCGCGTTTTCGATCATCCCGCAGCGCGTGATTAACCGTAACGCGATTACGCCGGTCGATGGTTCGTATGATGTCCGTCCAGGTAAAGAGTGGCTGTTCAATGGCGCTGGTGATATTTCGGCTGCGTTCCGCTCTGAAGCGATTGCCGCCAACCTGGGCGATCTGATTACCTTGTTCGACAAGGCCAAGCAGTCGATGCAGGAAGAGTCCGGCATCCAGATGCTGCAGCAAAACGGGCAAGAGCCAATGGTGGCCGAAACGGCAACCGCCACGGCCATGCTGATGAACTCTGCGTCCACACCGCTGCGCGACAAGGTGCGCCGCTTCGATACATGCGTCACCCGCCCGCGCATTACTGCGCTGTACCGATGGAATATGCAGTTCCACGAAGACGACGAGATCAAGGGTGATTACGACGTGGTGGCGCTGGGTTCGACCAGCCTTTTGATGCGCGAGCAGCGCATACAGGGGCTGATTCAGATCGTGTCGATGGCGCAGGCTTCGCCGGTATTCGCGCCGCTGACCAAGTGGCCGGAACTGTTCCGCGAGCTGGTCGGCAGCTTGGAAATCAACGCCGATGGCTTTGTGCTTTCCGATGAAGAAATCAAGCAACAACAAGAACAACAAGGGCAGGCTGCGCCAGATCCGCAAGTGCTCAAGCTGCAAATCGAGCAGGGCAAGCTGCAACTGGCTGGCCGTGAGTTGCAAATCCGCGAGGCAGAGGCGCAAAGCAAGCTACGCATGGCCGAGATTGGCGCGCAGAACGAAATGCGCAAGCTTGCCGTGCTGGAACAAGATTCGCAGAACGATCTACTGCGCACACAGATCCAAGCCCTGCGCGAAAGCGACCGGCTGCGCTCCAATGAGCAGATGATGCTGGCACGCATCGCGTCAGAAACCAACAAGACCGTGCAGCAGATCAAGGCGCAGTTGGGTATGAAGAAAATGGACATGGATCACAAGAATCAACTTTTCAACGCAGAGGCTGCGATCAAGCAGCGATTTGGACAAGGACTGTAAATGCCTGACTTTGATCTGGACGAGTACAAGGCCAAGCTGGAGCAGGAAATCGCCCTGCAGCAAATCCAGCTGGAAGACCCGAACCTGCCGTACGAATACACGCAGTTTCATCGCGGGCAGATTAACGCCTACCGCGAGGCGCTGAAACGGCTGGAGCAACCCGGCAAGGCTGACGATTCGGCCATCACCAATCCGTACCCGACCTGATCGGTCTGGTGCTGTAACCCACCCGCCCGCGAGGCGGGTTTTTTTATGCCCGCAGCAATGCCGGCAAACCCAAGGCAACGCCGCGAGGCGCTGACCTTTGCCGCTTGAAGGAGCCGCAAATGCCCGACCAAACCGAAGTGATTGACACCTTGCCCGCTGCCGACGAGGCCGCCGACGAGGCGCAATTCGAAGCCGCTTATGCCGAGATTACCGGCAAGGCCGCACCGCAAGAAGCTGTAACCGAAGACACGGAAGCCGAGGCCGAGCCTGCCAACGCAACCGACACGCTTGATGCCTCTGCCGCCGACAAGGCCGCGCCGGAATCCAATCCGGAAAACATCGAGCAACCCGATCCGCTTGCCGGTGTGCCTGATCCGGTCAAGCAGGAGCTTGAGCGCCTGCGCGCCGAACGCGACTACCTCAACCAATTCCGCGCCAGCCAAGTAGGCCGCGAGGCGGCGCACCAGCGCCAGATCGCTGAACTGCAACGGCAACTGGACGGGGTGAAGTCTGGCAAATCCGCTCCGGCCGATTTGGCGGAAAACGTCGCCGCGCTGGCATCGCAGTTTGATGACGTGCTGCCGGGCGCAGGTAACGCGCTGCGCGAAACGCTCGCGCCGCTGGTGGACGAAATCAAGACGCTGCGCAGCTCGCAAGCCGAACAGACGCAGGAATTGATCGCGCAAAGCCAGAAAGCCCAAGAGCAAGCCGCTGTGGATTTCCTGCTGGCCGAACACCCGGACTTGCCGCAAGTGGTCAAGTCACCGGCGTTTGACCAGTGGCTGAATGCCCAGCCGCAAGCCGTGCGTGCGATGGCGACGGAATCCCAAGACCCCAAGGAAGTGGCATGGGCGCTGAGCCAGTACAAGCGCGAATTGGCGCTGGCGCGTGACATGCAGGCATCCAGGCAAGCGGATCGAACCAAGGCTCTGAACAACGCAATGGGCGTGACTGGCAAGGCTGCCGGCACACCCGCCATCGACGACGAAGCCGAGTTCATGGCGATTTATTCGGGACTCACCCGAACCGCCGCTCGGCGCAAGTAAAAAGGATTCTGAAATATGGCAACGACTACTTTCTCTGGTCTGTCGCAACGCACGACCAACTACGCCTACGCCAACGCGCTGGCTCACGCCGAGCCGGTTTTGCTGGCTTCCACCTTCGGCAAGAAGTTCCCGATTCCGAAGAACCGCTCTGACACCATTAAGATGCGCCGTGTCGTGCCGATTGGCGCGCAGACTACGCCGCTGACCGAAGGTGTGCCGCCGACCGCGCTGGCACTGAGCTACGAAGATGTGGCCGCGACCCTGCAGCAGTACGGCATGGTGATCGAAATCACCGATAAGGTGGAAGACATCGCTGAAGATCCGGTACTGAAGGATGCAACCGCTATGTGCGGCGAAACCGCCGGCGCGACCTTCGAGGCTGTGACCATTGGTGTGCTGCGCGCTGGCACCAACGTGGTGTACGCCAACAAGGTATCCGCTCGCAATGCGGTGGTGGCTGCCGTCGGCCTGAACGATCTGCGCGCCATCGAAGCCTTTTTGAACGTGAAGAAGGCCAAGCGCGTCACCAAGTATGTGCCGTCGACCGTCAAAACCGTGTCCGAGCCGGTGCGCCAGGCTTATATCGCCCTGTGCCACAGCTACCACCAGCCCGATCTGGAGCAGTTGGCAGGCTGGACGCCGATCGAGAAGTACGGCGATGCCATGGGTCAACTGCCGTTTGAAATCGGCAAGGTGAGCGGCATCCGTTTCTGCGCTTCTCCGGACATGCCGATGTGGGCGGACGCTGGCGGTGCCAAGGGTGCAATGCGCTCCACGTCTGGCACTTCTGCGGACGTGTATCCGATCATCATCTTTGGTGATGACGCCTACGGTTCGACCGCGCTGGCTGGCAAGAAGGATGTGGAATTGCACATTCACCCGGCCAATCAGTCGAGCCAGGCTAACCCTCTGGGTCAGAAGGGCACGATTGGCTTCAAGACCTGGTTCGCCGCGATGATCCTGAATCAAAACTGGATTGTCCGTCTGGAAACTGCCGTCACCAACTACTGATTGATTCAGTAGGCAACAAGCCCCGTCAATTCTGGCGGGGCTTTTTCTTTTTCAAGGAGCATTTTATGGCCGCAAATCCTGCCGCAAATCCTGCCGCTAAGTACGACAAATCTTCCGTGTTCGGTTTCGTCCAATTTCCGGACGAGGACGATGTTCTGATCCAGATCTCCAAGACCAAGCAAGACAAGGCTGACGTAGCAATTTCCGTCAATTGCATGACCTACCACCTGCCGCGTGGCGTGGATGTCCGTGTCAAGAAGCCGCTGTTGGGCGTCTTGCAGGATGCTGTGCAGGTCGAATACGACATGCAAGAAGATGGCACGCTGGTCGAAACGCAGGTTTATGCAATCCCGTTTCAGGTCAAAGGCTAAGCCATGATGTTCATCACGCTGGTTCGCCGCCTGATCGAAGAGGCTGGATTGTCGGAAGAATTTGAAGCGCTGACTGAGCTGCAAGGCACGGCGGCGCGATTCCCCGGCTTAATCAATCAGGCCTATGCGGAAATCCTGTCTTTGCCGCGCTGGGCTTTTGCCTGGCAAGAGCTGGAACTGGATGCGGCGGGCGGCGTGGTGAAGTTGCCTGACGGATATGTGGATTTTGACCGGGCGCAAGTGCGTTTTGATGGCGCGCGCTTGCCGGAGCGGTCTTATCGCATCGTGCAGGACTTGCCTGCTGAAACGGGTGGCGCGCGGGTTTATGCGGTGCGGCCGGATGGTGCGATCGTGCTGCATCCTGCGCCGGCCAGTGGCTTGCTGGTGCTGGAGTCGTGGCAGCAGGTGCATGTGCTGGAAGCGGATGACGACAAGCCGCTGATTCCTTCGGCATGGTGCGATGTCATTGTGTGGCGCGCATTGATGATGTACGCCGCCAGCGATGCCGCTACAGAGTTGTTTGCGCACGCCAAGGCAAAGGCCGACCAGCGCCAGATCGACCTGGTGATTAAGTTTGCGCCGCCGATGCGCATGATGCCGGAGCCTCTGGCATGAGTCGCCAATCGCTCACCATCCCGTTGATGGGCGGCATTGCCGCAGGTGTTGCGCCGGGCTTTTCCAAGCCGGGCGAATTGATGGATTGCCACCATTTCCATATTGACCCCAATGGCGGTTATGCGCGCTTTGCCGGGTGGGAGCGTTTCGACGGTCAGCCCAGCCCGGCTTTGGCGCTGGATGCGGAGGATCGCGAGGCTCGGCGTGCGCTGATTGGTGCAGTACCTGGCACCGGGCCGGTATTGGGCGTGGCTGACCTTGATGGCGTTTTGTTTGCCATGCGTGCGGCTGTGGGTGTCGATGCTGTGGATCTGTACCGCGCAACCGAAACCGGCTGGGTCGGCGGCATGGTGCGCATGCACAATCAAGCCGATTGCAGCGTCAGCGCAGAACGAATTGGCGGTAAATCGTTGCTGGCGATTGCTGGCAAGTTGGCCGGATTGTGGAGTGGTGGATATACCGCAATCCCTGCAGCCAATGGCGCGCGCAAGATGCTGGCGCATAAGAATCACCTTTTTGCCTGCTTTGATACCGGCATCATTCGCTGGTCTGCCAATGGGCAGCCGACCAATTTCAGCCTGAATCAAGGCGCAGGCGCGTTCGCGCTGGGCGAGCGCTTTGTGGATGCAATCAGTACCGGCGCCGATCTGGTGGTGTTTGGCGAGCAGAACATTTATGTGCTGGCCGGGGCATCTTCCGAGCAGTGGCAGTTGCAGCGCGTCGCGCCGAGCAATGGCGTGCTGGCGGGTAGTGCGGTGCTGGCTGGTAGCCAGGTGCTGTTTGTAAACCGCGACGGTGTTTCCTTGTTGAGTGCCGCGCAGGCGCTGGGCGGGTTTGCCTCTGCCGCAGTCTCGCGCCGATTGGGCTGGGTGAAAGATTCGCTGGCGGTCACGCGCTTTGCCTTGGTGGACTCCTCCCGGCAGGCCGCAATTCTTTTTGGTGAGAAGGCGCACGATACCGCCGTGCTGTTTGGCGATGACCGCAATCTGGCAGTGAGCTTTGCCGGTGGGGAGATTGCCGGCTTTGGTGATCTGCAATGCCCACCTGCCCATTGCGGCTGCGTGGCGAGCGACGGCCAAATGTATATCGGCGGCAAGGATGGCATGGTCTATGCGATCAATCGCGGCAGCAGTGCCGACGGCGCGCCACTGTTCTCCCGGCTGCATTTTTCCCTGATTCAACTCCCCGATTTCGGCCAGCGCAAACAGATCCACTGGTTGGGGCTGGCTATGCAAGCGCAAGCCAATGCAGGGTTTGCGCTGCAACTTTATCCATCGTTCGATGGCCTTGGCCGGGACGAGCGCCAACTCTCTGCCAAGCCCAAGAATGCCGACATGACGCGATTGGACGTGCTGGCAATCGATGACACGCCAATTCCGCTGTATGTGGGCAAGGCCATCGGCGGCGAGTGCGACCGCCTTGGCTTGGCCATTGAACACCAAGGCACAGAGATTGATTCACTCACTATTTCCACGCTGGCGGTGCAGTTCACGCCGCGCGCACAGGAGCGGTAACCAATGACCACGGCACAACAACAGATTGCCGACATGCTGGGCAGTAGCAGCCCGGTTCTAACTGCTGCGGAAACGCGCGCGATTGCGACGGCGGCTTCGCGCGGGTTCTTGAATAGCACACTGGCTGTCGAGGCAGCATCAGAAGCGGTCTTGAAAGCTGCAATGGAAGTGGTGCGACTGGAGCAGGCGCAAACGCAGCTAACCCTGCAAGAGCAAGAGGCTGAAATC